TCTTCATTGTGGCTACGTCGAAGCGTTTAGCAAGGGCTTTACCAAGCTCCTTAGCGTAGATGCTACGAACGTCGTAGTGGTTCTTCAATTCATCAATGTTGGCGATGAATGTAGACGAGATGAGGACATCATCAATCGAGATGACACGCTCAGCATGTTTGATTGCAGACAGGTAACCATTTCCAGAGTCAGCGATATTCTCGCCAGCTGTGTGGTATCCTGCGGTTGCGATTCCTGTTGCTGGGAACTGTGCAGATTTACCGCTCTGAATAGTGCGAACCATGTGTAATTCCTTCATCACGTTTTGTTCTTCAAACGTAGTTAGAATTTCACCAGAGAACACCTTCAGGAACAACGCATTTGCATCACCAGCAGCATTTACTTGTCCCAAACGGGACGGGGATGTATTGCCATTAGCCATAGTTTTTTATTTTCCTTAGTATTGGATTATTATTGGGGGTTTAGGTGTCCGTGGGCTTGGTTTGCTCGTCTAAGATTATCCTCCTCGAAGGGTCTTACGCTACTTCTTGCTTAGGGACGGAAATTGTCAGCACTTCCAACGACGCAGGGCTAATGCCTTACGGGTTGGTCTGCCTTTAGAGTCTTTCATTGGTCCTTTGTTTCCACTCATACGAGCACAAAAGGACTTCTTACGTGAGCCACCTTCAGGTTGAGGGGCTTTAAGATTGGAGCCAGTCTTGGAGTTATAGTACTTCCTGCCTTTAGCAGTTAAACCACCCTTGGATGATTTATGCTCCTTGCGGAGACTGACGCCTTTTCTTTTCATTTAGATACTTTGTTATGATTGGGGTTGCCCTACTTCTGTAGGTATTAAGATTGATTTGCTTCTGGTCAGCCCTTGGGCTTTCCACACGTGTCCAAGCACCACCTCCACCATTCCAGATGAACAGTAGGTGGTCTGTTGTGGGTGTAACACCAGTGGACTCTATGTGCTGTGCGTAGTGGCTCAGAACAGCATAGGCGATATGTTCACTGACCTTGGGGTCAAAGGCGTCCGTATGGACAGCGTTAGAACCAGTTATACGGTTGTAATCATCTACCATTACCTTGTGTATCTGGTAATGGCCGTAAGCAGCCCCGTTGTCGCCCACTACATCGTGAGGACTGTCGGGGTAAACTTCCCACTTAGGGATAAGCTTTACGAAGTCTTCTAGTGTTATTGATGTAGATGCTGGGCAGCACCCTGCCAATAACAACAACAGAGCTGTTACTTTATAAACCATTAACGAACCTGTGAGGAGCCAAAGTAGAAGCCAATGATGGCAAGCATCGCTTGGCGAACTTCAGGGAGTAGAACGAAGCCGTTCAGAGACTCCCAGCTACCAGCACCAAATCCGAGGAGACCAAAGATGCCTCCGAGTCCTTCTTTCTCTACAGTTACAGGAGTCCCTAACAATGAGAGTATGAAGGGAGCTACGATAACAGCGAACAGAACAAAGAAGACGAATACACGTCGAATCCATACACCGCCACGAGCGGCTGCTTTGTCGGCAGATTCATCGGCGGCTGTCTGCTTTTGAAGGAGCATCTCAAAGTTTCTAGTCTGAGCTTCTCCTTGTGCGGCAATCAGTTTCATTACGAATCCTGACACACCACCACCAAGCATTGCTATAAGTTCAATAGGCATAGTATTAGGGGTTTAAAGGACGTTGGAGACCGCTAAGCGTTTCTCGACATTGTCACGGAACGCTGGGTCATTTGAATAACGAGGGTCACGCATAGCTTCAGTAACCTGAGCAGCAGACCCAAAGGGTTTAACAGAAGAGCCACTTGTGCCGCCCTGTGATAGTTCTGGAGGATTACCGCCCGCAGAGATGAACTGAGAATAGAGACCTTTGACAGCCATCTTAGCTTGGTCAACCGAACCATTCTCAACAATAGAGTTGAAACCGTCAAGGTCACTGTCGCTAAGGTTATCCGCAGCCCAGTCAGCCATAGCGTTGTAGTTAGCGTTGCCACCTACTTCACCTTGGATGTCCATAGCCTGTGAAGTCGCAATTGACTCCTGACCACGGATGTAGGCTTCCACCATATCACGGGAGATACCTGCCTTCTCAAGTTCAACAAAGGACTTGTCAGACAGCTCTCCATTTTTAGCAAAGTCTTCAGAAGCCTTAGAGACTACTTCTGATGTCTTAGAGCTGGGAGATGGTTCTTCTGTCTTCTCCTCTGCTTTCTCTGTCTTGGTGGACTGTTTCTTCTGAAGCTCATTGTAAGCCTTAGCTAGGTCTTCAGGTGATTTAAACTTATCATCGAGCCACTCAGGACGCTCCTCGGTTGTTTCCTTTTCGGGAGTTTCCTCGGTTGTTTCCTGCTCGGTGTCACTTTCGATGGTTTGATTACGTTGGTTGGCAGCTTCTTCTTGCATAGCCGCCTGTTGTTCGAGCGAGACGTTTTCTTCCTCGCTGGTTTCGTTTACTTGGGTTGATTGATAGTTAGCCATTATACCTCGCTTGGTTGTTGCTGTTGAGCGGCGGTAGCTTGGTCAGACATCGCTTTGATACCTGCTGGTCCTAGCTTCTCCGCCATTTGTTGTTGTTGGGCTTGTTGCATCTCTGCACCCATTTCTTCAGACGACTTAACCAGTCCCTCAGTTTTAATACCGAGAGCGGTTGCTCGACGTTTGAAATACTCTGCCACCTGTACGTGACCTGCTACAGCTTCGGGACCAACAACCTGAGCAGCTCCAGCAAGGAACAGGTCAAGTTTCTGTAGGTCGTTACCGCGTCCGAGAGCCTCAACACCTGTGATGATGATTGGCTTAACGACATCCTTGGGTAACTTAGGAAGCTTGTTCTTCTTGTTCATCACGTCCATCAGACGATTGACCAGAGGAAGCTGTAGTTCCATTGAAAGTAATGAATAGAGGCCGCCGAGTGCTGACTCTAGTTCCTGTCCAAGCATACGTATTTCCTCAGCAGTAACACGCTCAGCTTGACGAACAACGCCACTAGTAAGCAGGAAAGAGTGACCGAGGCGTTCCTCAATCTTCTGTACGCTTTCCTGAACAACTCGGAAGTCATTGAACTTCTCTAGCTGTAGTACTGAGATGTCCTGAGCGTTACCTTGGGCAATAGCACCATTAGGACTCTCAGCGAGTGTACGAGCACGAGTAGTACCATTAGGGTTCACTAGGAACAGAACCTTAGCGGCAGCAGCCGACCCTTCGACAAGGGATTGAGAGAGAGACTCAAGGGACTGTAGGTCACCGAGATACTCTTCTACGTAGCCACGACCGTAGTCCTCACCGTCGATGCGGGAGAAGCGGAGGGGGATGTAGGGGTTCTTATCAAGACCAAAGAAGCCTTCAGACTTAGGTATAACGTTGCCGTTGATTTCCTGCCAGACCTTCCAGCCTTTCTCTTTACGACAGACAGCGGTGTAGAGGTTTACTTCATCATCTACTCCACCTTCATTAGCACCTGCTACTTCTTTCATATCCTCAGAGAGGCTCATGTAGCTCAGGGTTTCCTTGGTGCAGATATAAAGGATGTTGCCCATAGGGTCACGCTCAACACAGAAGCGGTCGAGGTGGAACACGCGGGCTCCTCCATCTTCGGGTACGTACAGCAAAGCGTTACCTGTGATTACTAGGTGCTTTACTGCTTCGTGAATGGCTGTGCGATACGAACCACGACTGACCTCCTCCATAAAGGTTTCCTCTACTTGTTGTAGGGAGGTCTCAATCTCGGTGATAAGTTCTTCGGGTGCTCCTTCTGAGCGTAGCCCGTGTTCATCTATCTGTAGGCGAAAGAACGGGGCATTGGGTGGTAGGAGTGCTAACAGTAATTTAGATGCGAGGTTATTTACTCCGCGAGCCCCAATGCCCTGAAATGGTGTCTCCAGACGACTGTGGGCTCCGAACCCTTCGTCTGGCATGATGTATGGTATGGTAAGTTTAGAAGCCGAACGAGCACGGTCTAGGTATTGATACCGCTTCCCCTCAAGGGATGTGTATAAGGCTTCTGCTGTCTTGTTCATAAAGTGTTTGTTTAAATATTATCTTCGATAGTGTCGGGGATTAGGTAAATGTAAATTCCCATCTTATTAGCGGTCATAATCATCTTGAAGTTGTAATTTCGCAATAAAAGTTACGGGAGAAGCAGGAGCCGCGTCCATATTTATAAACCAAGCAGCGCCACTCCATGTGGGCCAGTATCGCGTAGCTGGTGAAATATCGCCTCTTGGCTGGAGTGTTACAAGAGCGAACCGATATGGATTACCAGTCAAGTTAGTGCCAGAGATTTGCGCATATGCTGTAGAAGCAGACGTTTTAATTATGAAATCATCGACGTATCGTTCAGGACAAGAGTTAGCCCTTACAATGCTATCCGATGTTGCTTTTCCGTCTAGGTTTATAGGACGAGCAAACCCAGAAAAGTGGTTACCTATAACTCTATTTCTATCTCCCTTATAAGCTAAACCTGCAATAGCCGTAGCTGTGCTTTGGTCATCATATATGTTATTATTAGAGATTAAAGCTTCACCACCAGTTGAAGAGACAGTGATTTTATTAGCAGGAGAATTATTAGGATTCGTACAGCAGTTGTAAGCTTTGTTACCAGTAAAGTTCAGGTTTTTATTCTCACTAGCAATGGCGGGGCCAGCATAATTAAATATAGTATTGTTTATTACATTTAACGTGTTTGAAGACCTATAAGAATCAATTGCGGCCTTCAATGAAGGGACACCACGAGGGCAGTTAGAGGGACCTTCAAACATATTATCATCAAAGGTCAGGTTATTAAACTTACCCCCAACGCCTAGATACGCATGAGAGTTTTTGAAATGACAGCCCCGCACGGTAAGTCCACTCACCTCGTAATGGGATGCAGATGTTCCGCTACTTAAAGACACGCGCATCTCATCATCTTCAATGACGCAATTTTCAATTAAACCTTCAACAATGTCACCGTGTTGCGGGAAAACCTCAACAGCAGAGTTTGAGGAGTGAGGACGAGCTATGTAGCAATCCCGAAGAGACCAGTTTTGCATAGCACCATGTGGTTCAAAGCAATCTTGAGATTTCATATCGGTAATCCAGCCCCCTCGCATGTGGAAATTGTCAGTTTTTTCAACGCGCACGCCTTCACCACAATTGTCCACTCCAACATTTTCAACAGAAATATGTTTAGCTCGGTTGTTAGTACTTGCTCCTTTGCATGCTAAACCTGCACCAAGCATGTTGGTAATTTTTAAATCTCGAATAGAAACCTTACTAACAGGACCGTCGATAACAATACCCCCACCAGTCGTAGAGTAAGAGGAGCCATTGACTAAGGCATTACCATCAATAATACCACCTTCAACAACTACGTCAGATAAAGTAGCATTTCCAGCGCCTATTGTTAGGACCGATGTAGAAGCTGCTGCAGTCGGTGCTAATAACAGCTTAGCGTCTGGAGCCATGATTAGACGGATTGGTGATGAAATTCTGAGGGCAGTTGCAGAACTGTTAGTACCACTAACAAGATATGTCCCACTAGGGAGAACTACTACACCCTCATTGTTATCATCAAGCGCACTTTGAATAGAGTCTGTTACATCTGAGTTACCGCTATTATCAACGTCTATAACTTGAATACCTCTTTGGAGTTCTAAAGCATCACGCATAGCGGATGTATTAATGGAGCATAGAAGGTTATCTACGGATGAACTAACTGTAGTGTTTGACATAATTTTCTTTTATTAGGGTAGTTAAATGATATCTTCGATATTGTCGGGTATAAGGTAACTGTCAACGACCGTTGCTTCCTCGACTTCGTCCAGCTCGTACTCGGAGACATCCAATGCCCACTTGCCGTCAGCAGTAGGTACTGGCTTAGTCAACCAGCGTGTGCCTCTGCCTTCAGTCCAGTAGGTGTATCCAATGTCTTTGCCTTCTTCGTCAGCACGCTCAAGGGCGTCCTGTTCAGTTTCGTATATTAGGTACATTAGTAAATGTCGTATTGATTGTTAATGTTAGCTTCGATGGCTGCACGGTTGGCTGATTGGTCGGAGGGGTAGATGATTAGTTCTGCGTGAGAACCAGCAAAGAATGTAGAACTCACTAGGTCGTCTCTGGCTCCTATTGTTGTGTAGGTGTCATTGCCAGAACCAAGAGAACTTGACCCATTAGACTGCAAAGAGCCATCTATAAATGCGTCAGTATCCGTGCTAGACGTAATGGCACTAATTAAATTTTCACCATTTATATCTCCGTGTCTAAATGCAGTCGTTCCTGACTGAAATGCGGTATTCTTTGATAAAAGTTTCCCTATTTCAGTACTCCCACCCCTTGTAAGTTGAAATGAATCACTACCATCACAGAGGTGAATCATTCGCATATAGTTGTTAGTGTTTACAGTGTTACTTGTAGTGACAACATTGAACACGGATATGTCGGATGAGTAAAGCGAAGGGCAGGCTAACCTGTCATCTACCCCATCAAAATCAATCCCGCCACTCACAAGAACACCAGCATCAACAATCTTAGGCTGGCTTCCAGACACCTGTTGAACAGCATCATTGCCGTTACCTGACTGGTCATACCAAGTCTCTACAAAGCCGTCCACTTGGTCATACCCTGTGTCTACTCCAGATGGGAGGTCGATGTTGTAGGTCTCCCCGATGTTGGCCTCAAGGGCTGTACGGTTGTCCGATTGGTCATCGGGGTACAGGATAAGTTCAGATACAAAATTAAATGAGTTACCAGTTGCCGATACGGCTGGGTTAGCACCAATTCGATCGATTTCTGAACCCGTTACTGAGGTCATCCCGAGTAGGTGAAAACCAAATGAGGAAACAGAAGATGTGCCATTATAGGTAACTCCGTCTATATTGACACTTGGAGTTCCAAATCCTGTAAGCTTGTAAGCACGATTGTTTGCAGCGTTGTTAGTTGTCAACCGAGGAGAGTTATCAGTAGTATCACAAATTAATGTTTCAAAGTTAGTGTTACTTGCCTGCAAAGTTGAGAAGACACTTCTAGTAAGAGGTCTACCAACAACATCCAAATAGTTATCAGCAGCTCCTCCGAACAGTATACTTGGTTTGGAGTTTCCCCCTCTGGTAACCAAGCTCCCACCATCAACAATCTTAGGCTGGCTTGCATTAGTCGTCTGCGTAGCGTGATTGCCGTTGCCTGATTGGTCGTACCATTTTTTTACGAAGCCGTTGTCCGAAGTGTCAGTAATTTGAACGTTGCGGACGTAGAAGTGATCTGTGCCATTACCTTGAAACCCGCTATATGCGCTCGATCTAGTACCGTCGGCAGGACGAACACTCAGAGTTGATATCGTTGCTATTCCTGTTGTTGAAATTGTGACCCACGAATCTGTTTGGATTCCTAGATAGGATGTGTCCATACTTCCACTTCCATCCATCAATACAATGCCATCAACATTTGCATTAGATGATGGCACATATACTTCAAGTTGAATCGAATATGAGTGCCCCACAGTCAGTCTGTCTATAGCACTCCATTTTGGCAAACTAGATGTATCAACAGTAACTTTAAGCACGTTATCTGTTCCAACAGGATCTGCGGCTATAACAGTTGAGGCGTGTGTAGCATACCATCCGTCCTTTCCAACACTGAAGTCGGACTCGTAAGTTACAACGTCCGTAACCCAATCCTCAAGCGTCCCATCAGCAACCTCAGCCGCAGTAAAGCTCTTGGTCTCGCCATCCGAGCTGCGGCGCACCTGAACTACGAAGTCCCCTGTGCGTTGCTGTGTAAAGGTTGCATTCTCAAGGTTTGTGCCAGTCCAGTCAGCGTCCCAAGGGTATTGAGCAGTACCTGTCGTGGAGCGAGCGTAAGTCTTTGTTTCAGCTATAAATAACAACCAACTCCCATCCGTATTCCTTACCATCTGAGAATTTTCAGGGGCAGGCGGGGCGCTATTGTAAAGACCAGCTCCATTATAAGGGAAAACGTATTCATACTGGATTCCGTTAAGTGCGGCAGTATCACCAGTAGCCCCAGTGAAACTAAAGTAATCAGTCTGAGTGTCTCCTACTGTAGTAAGACTCGTGCCACCAGAACTAAGGTTACGGAGACTGTAGGCGGCCGCAGCTTCTACAAGGTCACCTGTGCGTTCCCCATCTACTAGCTCACGGACATCCAGTGGTGGGACTATTTGAGCATTTACCCACTGTGTCATTGCACCAGAGGATACGTCAGCAGCTGAGAAGTCAGCCTCGGAGTTATCACTTGCACGTCGTACACGGACAACCGAAGCAATGTTACTCGCTAGGTCACGTAGACTATACGCAGCAGAAGCCCCTTCAAATGCTTGAAGAAGCCTCTGACCAACCCTATTGATCATAGGGTTACGACCAATGGCACCCTTTAGGCTTAGGAACATATTAGTACTTGTGGCAGATTACTAGACCGCTGGTGACAGCTACTGCACTGAACTGACCGTAAAGGATCGTTCCTGCGCCGATACCTACGCCAGTAAGTACGGCAGAGGACTGATCAACATTGTTGGCAGTAAGTGTAGAGAAATTAGTGTCAGTAATGATTTGAATGGCTCCGTACTTCTTGCCTGTAACGGAGTCACCTGCGTCAAGTACTTCGGATCCAACTGAGGAAAATTCTAGGGTATTGTTTCTGGATGAACTCATAGTGATATTATAGCATACTTGCTATCTGGATTGACGGTTTACGT